GTCAACTACAGCGTCCTCTACATGAAAGCCGTCAAGGCGCTGCAAGAAGCAATGGAACGCATCGAACAACTGGAGTCCGAGATGGCCGAAGTCAAAGCTCAGCTCCAAGCCTCGTAGTCCTACTCACTTCGGGGGTTGACAAGGGTTGACGGCCCTGGTACGGTAGTGGAGTACTGAGCCATTACCCCCATGGGCCTCACCCTTATGTCCGCCTGGGACCAGTTCGTTGCTGAACGGTCCATTTCCCTGTCGGCCACAAGCCTCACGTCCGACTACCGCCAAGCCCGAAACTGGCTGAGCCGCTGTCCCCACCAGAATTTTGAGACCGAGGGTCGCCTGATTCTGACCTGGGTTCTTCAGCAACAGCCGGTTCAGTCGGCAAGGCGGGTGGCCATGTACCTCAAGGCGCTCTACCGCTGGGCTAGCCAAGAGGATATTGCTATCATCGCCCGAAATCCGATCATGACCTTCCGGATGCCCAAGGCTCCACAGAAGGACGAAGAAATTGTGGTGATTCCCAGGGACGAGATCGGTCTGGTGATGGTTGCCCTTGAGGCAAAGCAAACCTACCGGTCTACCAACTGGGCCACCTACGCGGAGTTCATGCTCCAGACTGCCATGAGGACCGGCGAGGTCAGGGCCCTTACTTGGAACGACATTAAGGACGATAAAATCCTGGTCCACAAGAACTTTACCCTGACCCACGGCCTTAAAAACAGCACAAAAACGAATAAGAAGCGTTGGGTACCCCTCAATGCGAAGTGTAAAGAGATCCTTGACACTTTGGATCAGAACGAAGAGTATCTCTTTCCTTGGGATAGGTCCTCGTTTCAGAGTTACTTTCGCAAAAAGATGGATCGGCTCCGTGCTGCGGACCTGATTACCCACCTCTATCGCCCCTACGATCTGCGTCATACAGCAATCAGTCGCTGGATCGAGGCAGGCATTCCTGTTGCTCAGGTTGCATCCTGGGCTGGAAATACGGCAGACGTTATCTGGCGTCACTATGCCAACACCACTCAAACCTACGAAATTCCTGTTCTTTAATTGTCATGTCTGACACCAACACCTCTTTCACCTGGCGCGTCGTCAACCTGGAAAGGGAAACCGCTGATGGGTATGTGTATACCGCACATTATACCGTCAATGCAACCGATGGCACCTACTCCGCTGGGGCCTATGGTTCGATTGGTTTTGAGCGTCCTGAAGGTGAATTGATTCCCTTCTCTCAGCTGACTGAGGACCAGATTGTCATGGAATGGCTTCTGCCTAAGTTTGGTGAAGAGAAGGTTCAGGAGATCCATGCTGCCCTTCAGACTCAACTGGATGAGCAGCGTCAACCTACCCGTGCTGCGGGTCTGCCCTGGGTGAGCGATGTCCAAGCCTAAAGGCGCCCTTAACAAGGTCGTCCACGTCCCCGGCCCCCCGAAAAAGACTAAACAGGGGCAGGGGCAACATTCTTTACCAAATCACTCTCGTAAACAATCACGAGGACAAGGCAAATGATCACCATCTTCGGCCTTAAGCTTTCTTATGAAGCTGCCATTTTCTTCGGACTCTTCATTGCATCCGAGGTCATTGGACTGAGCAAGTATCGCTCCAACAGCGTTGTTCAAGTCTTTCTTAAAGTCGTCACTCTGCTGAAGCCCCTTCGGTCTGAGGACGACAAGATCCGTAAATTCAAGGATTCCCTCCGGTGACAAACATCCTCCTGCCGGTTGCCCAGTACTACCCACAAACAGATAGTCGCACGGCCCACGCAGACAGGATGTGCTTCTCCAGCACGATGGCCATGGGTGTCAAATACCTGTGGCCTTCCGCTTTGTCGGGCGTCAATGCCGATGATGACTACCTGAGAACTGTTCTCAAGTACGGGGACACCACGAACCCACAGTCACAGATCAAGGCAGCCGCTACTTACAACGTCAAGGCCACCTTCTACAAGAATGGCAGCCTCCAAAGCCTCTATGATCGCCTTGGTGCGGGCCTTCCGGTGCCTGTTGGCTTCCTTCATCATGGTCCCTCCTCGGCCCCTCGGGGTGGTGGGCACTGGATTCTGCTGATTGGAGCAACCGAAACCCACGGCATCTTCCATGACCCCTATGGGGAACTCGATAACCTTAATGGTGGGTACCCTCACCGTGGTATTGGTGGCAAGAGTGTCAGCTATACCTGGAAGAATTGGCTTCCACGGTGGACACACGGCGGTGAAGCATGGTTCATGGACCTCCGTCGCATTGAAGAGGTCAAGATTGCCCCTACTTCCCTGACCTTTGAGAACTCATGGAAGGGCGTCAAGGCCGTTGCTAAGGCCTGTGGGGCCAAGTTTCCTGAGGTTGTGGCAGCCCAGTGGGCCCTGGAAAGCAGCTGGGGTCAACACACGTCTGGCAAGAACAACTTCTTTGGCATCAAAGGCACTCCTGGCACGCTCCAGGAAACAAAAGAGTTCCTGAATGGCCGTTGGACCACGGTTGTGGCCAGCTTTAAGGACTATCCTAGCCCTACTGCTTGTATCGACCATCTGATTGCCATGTGGTACAAAGATTACAAGGGCTACAAGGGCATCAACCGTGCTACGTCGTGGAAGGAGTGCTGTCAGCTGCTCCAAAGCGAAGGCTACGCGACCGATCCGTCCTACCCTAGCAAACTCATCCGCCTCATTGAGGAGAATAACTAATGGCTTCACTTACTACTGGCGGTACAACTACTGCTGGAACCTTTCTGAGCAGTGATACGACCACTGCTTTTGAAGTGGGAACTGCCCGTACTATTGCACTTGGAGCATCCAGTGTCAATTTGGCGTTGACTTCAACGTGTCGGTTTGTTTCCCTCATTTGTACTGGTGGTAATCATTGTCATTACCAGATTGGAGTCGGTGCTCAAACTGCTTCAGCCACTACTCATTACTTGAAGACTGGTGAACGCATTACTTTGGCCGTTCCAATTGGCGCTAACATTGCTGCCATTCAAGGAACTGGTGCTAGCACTACCCTGTTCATCACTGAACTGGTAAACTGATGACAATGAGAGCCACTGAAGATCAATTCAACGAGCTTCACGGCCTCGTCACCAACGAATTGATCGACCGCATCAAGAGCGGCGTTGCCACCACCCAAGATCTTAAGGCCGCAGCCGATTGGCTATCCAAAAACAACATTACAGGGCTGCCTGTGACTGGATCTCCTCTTGCTGCCCTCTTTGAATCACTCGAATTGGAGATGGAGGATGTCGAACGGGCCATCAGATGATGACACTCAGGACTTAATCAGAAACGTTATAGCAACTGCGGCTCTTGGTTTGTTTGGATGGCATCTTTTGACGCTCCATAACATTGCTAAATCCGTTGATGTGCTAGTAAATCGCGCTGATTCAGCCAACCAACGCCTTGAGCGCCTAGAAAATTATGTCTTTGTAGAAGATGGCGCCCTCAAAAAGTAAGTCCGCTAAGTATTATGCGGCAAATCCAACGGCAGCTGCTAAAAAGGCTGCCTATCAACGCAAACTGAATAAGAAACCCACCGTTAAAAATGCTTCGGAAGAGCGGTGGACAGAACGGAGACGGCGCGGCATTGCCAGCAAGGGTGGTGCCGACCTATCACATACAAAGGATGGCCGCATGGTGCTTGAATCGCCATCCAAAAACCGAGCCAGAAACGGTCACAACGGCAAGAGTACCAAAAAATGAACAAAGGAAATGCCAAGCCCCCCGGCCTTTACGCTAACATTAACAAGCGTCGCAAGGCAGGAACCAGCCGTCCAAAGAGTAAGAGCACGGTGTCGCCTAAGGCGTATGCCAATATGAAAGCAGGATTCCCCAAAAAGAAGTAAACCACCGAAGTAGGCCTCATGCCTCTCAAAGATCCTTCTGAATACCTCTACTTTCTTAAGGCCATGACCGCAGCCGAAGCCAAGCGTATGTGGAGGACAGCCATTAAGGAACATTGGAACAACCAGTGTGTCTATTGTGGCTCATCTGAAAATCTAACGCTCGATCATGTCCATCCAAAAGCCCGTGGTGGGCACGACACTACCCACAATGTTGTGCCCGCTTGTCTAGATTGCAACCAGTCCAAAGGTTCGAACCACTGGTTGTCGTGGTGGGTTGGTCAAGACTCTTTTGACCACAAAAACTTCTCCAGGGTTCTGTCCTGGACTACCGGTTAGTACTAACGTAATTTTTTTTAGGTAAATCAAATGGCTACTCTTCCCGCAGGCGGTTCCAGTTACGGCAACATCTCGACGGCTCCTGGTCGTCAAGACGAGGACGAACTCAAGAACCGGACGCACACCACTGCTAACGTGTCGGGTGGTGTGACTACAACGACCACCGTTCCCGCTACCTTCGCTACCCTCGCCACGACTGTTGCTGCTAACGGTACCGTTGCTGCCTGTAAGACCGCAATCCGTACTGTTCGTCGGACCGATCGTATTCCCTCCTCGAACAACGCAAACAAGACTGGTCGTGTGACCCGCGTTGATACCGTTCAAGGCCGCATCCTGACCGTTGGTACCCTGGTTGGTGGTTCCAACTACGTGACCGGCGTCTACTCGGCTGTTGCGCTGACTGGCGGTACCGGTACTGGTGCTACTGCTAACATCACCGTGAACAACGCTGGTGGTATTATTGCCCTCGACACCCTTGTTGGTGGTACCCTCTACGGGAATGGTACTTATACCGCTGTGCCTCTGACTGGCGGCACGGGCACTGGTGCTCAAGCCACCATTGTGGTTGCTAGCGGCATTGTGACCACCGTGACCCTGACTGCTTCCGGCACCGGCTACACCGACAACAACGTGCTGTCTGCGTCTGATGCTAACCTGGGTAACCTGGGCACTGGCTCTGGCTTCACTATCTCCGTTAATGGCACCAAGGGTGCTGTGAGCGCGGTGTCGCTGGTTGCTGGTGGTGCCGCCTACGACGTGGGCGAAGTGCTGAGTGCTGCTGCTGCCAACATTGGTGGTACTGGTTCCGGTTTCTCCGTTACTGTGGCTACGACTTCCGGTCCCATCAACGCCTGAGGCTAAATACTATGGCTCCTAAAAAGAAAGGTCCGTCAATGCGGACCCAGCAGCAGCGCAAAGCTCAGATGCAAAAGATCGCCAAGGGCGGTCCCCAGCTGAGCGGCACCAAGGGCATCAGTGCAAAGCCCGCTGCTAAACCAGATGGCCGTCAGCCTCGTGCCATCACAAACGGCAACAGCCCTGCCATGCGTCAGATCCGTGCCAAGGCCATTGAGTCTCGCCGTCAAGCACAAGGCAAGTCTACCGTTGCCAGCCGCAACACCACTGTAACCCCAACCAATCCTCGGGGTGAGCGTATCCGCAGCATGGCCAAGGCTCAACGTACCATCGGTGATTCCGGTCAGGTGCGTGCTGCTGCCAAGCGTGGTCAAGAGATCCGCAAGGCTGCTCAGGCTGCTCGTGGTGCTAAACAGGCCATGGGTCGGATGGGCAGCACTCTTGCTCGTGCCCGCTTTGCTCGTGGTCCCTTGTCTGCTGCTGTTGGTGTGGCTGCTGATGCAACCCTGAGCCCTCTGGCTGAAAGAGCTGGTCGTGCCCTTGGTCGTGCTCTTAAGCCCGCTGCTCGTAAGCTGGACGATACCCTTCCCGGTGTTAATAGCCGTGATGAAGCACGTCGTCGTAACGCACAGGCCGCTGCTAAGGGCTCCACGTCCCGCTTTAAGGGCGCTCGTGAGGCTGCCATGAAGAAGGCATCTGCCATTAAGGGTAGCCCCGTTGTGGGCCCTCGCAAGAGTGGTGCTTCGAGCTTCGACTCGTCCTTTGCTGCTGCCCGTAAGGCTGGCAAGAGCACCTTCACCTGGCGTGGTAAGAAGTATAATACAAAACTTAAGGGTGAATGATTATGCCACTGTCAAAGGGTAAATCACAGAAAGCCGTCTCCAAGAACATCAGCAAGATGGTCAAGGAAGGTCGTCCTCAGAAACAAGCAATTGCCATCGCCCTCAGTAAGGCTGGCAAGAGCCGCAAGCGTAAATAGCCATCATTGGGGGTTCTACGGTCCTGTAGGGCCCCTCAACTATTGTTTAGGTACATTCTACCATGGAGCTACGCAAATGCCCTCAGTGCGGCTTAGAAAAGCCTCTGAGTGAATGGTCAAAAAATAAAGCAGCTACAAAAGGTCGCTGGCCAGGATACAGTTCATGCTGTACTACTTGCCAATACGCAAGAAATGCGCGTCGATCTTTGGAGCAAAAAATGTTATCAAGATCAAAAAGCCGGGCCCTAGCAAAAGGGTTGGAGCATACCATTACTCTTGAAGACATTAAAATTCCTGACACCTGCCCGTTGCTGGGCATACCCATTAAAGATAATACGGGAAACGGTCGTGGTAATTGCCGAGATTCTCCGTCTCTTGATCGATTAGATTCTTCCAAAGGATACACACCAGACAATGTATGGGTAATTTCAAATAGAGCTAATGAAATCAAATCAAATGCAACCCTCGATGAACTCGAAACAATCGCAGCCAGACTTAGAGCAAAGATTGAAGGAAGACTTTAGTCTTTTTCTTAGGCTATGCTGGAAGTCTCTTCAGCTTCCTGCCCCTACTCGCGCTCAATTGGCAATGGCCCGTTATCTTCAAAATGGAGGTAAACGTATACAACTGCAAATGTTCCGAGGATGTGGCAAGAGCTGGGTTACGGCTGCGTTTGTGTTGTGGAGTTTGTTCTGTGACAGGGACAAAAAAATTATGGTGGTGTCGGCCAGCAAGCAGCGTGCCGATGACTTTAGCATTTTTTGCCAACGTTGTATTCTTGAGTTTTCCTGGTTGAACCATTTGGCTCCAGTGGACGACGATCAACGGTGGAGTCGAGTATCATTTGATGTGGCCGGTGCAAAACCAGCTCAAAGTCCCTCAGTAAAGAGTGTTGGTATTGGCGGTCAGTTGACTGGTAGCCGAGCTGACCTTATTGTAGCTGATGACATCGAAGTTCCGAACAACTCAGCTACAGATTTGATGAGGGAAAAGCTGCTTCAGCTGGTCACTGAATTTGAATCCGTGTTGACACCTAAAAAGGACAGCCGTGTTATCTTTCTTGGCACGCCTCAAACTACGTTTACCATCTATCGCACGTTGCGAGAACGCGGTTACACTCCAATGGTATGGCCTGCTAGGTATCCGCGTAGTTTGACCGGCTATGAAGACATCCTTGCAGAAGAACTTCAAAGGGACATTGAACAGCAAGGGTTAGATAATCTTGCGTGGAAACCAACAGATACACGGTTTTCCGAGATTAACTTGCTTGAACGTGAACAGTCAATGTCACGCAGCAACTTTATGTTGCAGTTTCAGCTGGACACGAGCCTCTCCGATGCCCTTAAATTCCCCTTAAAGCTATCCGACTTCTCCGTTCTTGCCCTGGACCCTGCTCGTGGTCCGTCTGATCTGGTGTGGGGTGCTGACAAGGAGACCCTGCTGGATCTACCAGCTGTTGCGCTTCCTGGTGACCGCTGGCACAGGCCAAAGGCAACCGGAGAGTTCATTCCCTGGAACGAAACGATTACCGCTGTGGACCCCTCAGGCCGAGGGAAAGACGAAACAGTCAGCATCATCCTTTCTCAGATCAATGGTTTTATTTACATTCGGGACATCTATGCGACCCAAGACGGATACTCCGACACAACTCTGAGAGAGATCCTAAGAAGGTCTCGGCAGTTCGGGTCAAAGACGTGTCTGATCGAATCCAACTTTGGTGACGGTGCGATCATGGAACTTCTCAAGAAGCACGCCATTGAAATGAAGGTCGGCATGAACTTTGAGGAGACCAGAGCCACCACTCGAAAGGAAGACCGAATCATTGACACGCTGGAGCCAGTCCTTAACCAGCACCGCCTTGTCATTGACCAACGCCTCATCACCTGGGACTACCAGTCAAACAACGACATGGCACCAGAAGAGAGGCTGCCTCGAATGCTGATGTATCAGCTGACCAGGATGTGTCGGGAAAAAGGAGCCGTAAAGCACGATGACCGAGTAGACGCACTTGCCCTTGGAGTCAAGTACTTTCAAGACATCCTTGCCATATCTTCAAAGGAAGCACTGATCCAAGAAAAGCGTCAGGAGTGGGACAGAATGATCACCATGTTCTTTGATCAACCCGTCCTCGCAACCGACATGCTGGTCGCCGGAAAGTCCTTCGCAAATGACACAGAAATCCCAGTAGACACAACGGTTTATTCATGGATTCCCTAAAAGGGTACTTGCCCCTATAGGGGAGAGGGGTTAAGGGGAGAGGGGGACCTCTGAGGAAGCCGCGCTAGCGGCGCCCCGAAGACCAAGTTAGGCCCCCGATAGGGGGACTGACGCGGAGCCGACTACCGTAAATGTAATTGCGTGAGTCGGACGACTATTGCTAGACTTGTTGAGGGCAAGAGTCCAGGAGCCCCTCTTGGGGGCGAGTGGAGTCGAAGACCTTCGGAAAGACAAGTGAGTCAATAGTTGCTCACTATATTACTATAGCCACACCAGCAATAGCAACAGCTATTACCTTCCCTTACCTACCCCTACCCTCTCCTATCACTACCACTTACTCCTTTGTATGCCCTCCACAAAGCTTGTCTGGATCACACCAAACGCAGAACAGATCATTACCTACTGTGCCCGTGTATCCAACCCTAAGTCCCAAGAAGAGAACAAGAGCCCAGAACGGCTGCTTAAGTATCTGATCAAGCATAAGCACTGGAGTCCGTTTGAGATGGCCAGCTGCTGCGTAGAAATAAACACGACCCGTGATATTAGCGCACAGATCCTGAGGCATCGGAGCTTTTCCTTTCAGGAGTTCAGTCAGCGGTACGCGGAGGTTACACTTAGGCCTGAGATTCCCTGCTTCCGGCGTCAGGACCTGACCAACCGGCAGAACAGCATCGATGACCTTGACCTGGAAGCAATTGCTGAGGCAGACCAGCTCTGTGCCAACGTGATTAAAGAATCAACGCTTGCGTATCAGCGGCTGCTTGAGCTTGGAGTGGCTAAGGAGTGTGCCAGGAAGATCCTTCCCATCAACAGCCCTACCCGGCTCTATATGAGTGGAACGCTGCGGTCGTGGCTTCACTACCTTCAGGTGCGGCGTGGGCCGGAGACTCAGCTTGAACATAGACAGATTGCAATGGAGGTTGCCAGCCTGCTTTGTAAAGAAATCCCAAGTATCTTCAACGTTATCCAAGAAACCGATGACCAAGATTGATTTGACAGTGGATCAGGCTCGTAAAGTTATCGCCGTAGCTCCAAAGGATAGCCCGTACTATGTGGAAGCTCAGCGGGTTCTGTTTGCCAAAGGATACGTTCCTTCTCCGATGAATCTGGATGAGGAGTATCCGCCTGTGGCTCCTGGGACCTGAGAGAGGTCTAGAAGGCTCTGGAAGACCCCTCTGACTCCCCGCAGGTGTCAATACACCTACGGCTCCTCAGAGGGCCCTCCAAGGGGCATATACAGGCACCCGTAAATTTTGACACAAATTTCTGAAGTCCTTATACGGTGGCTGCGGCGGCCGGTACCCCCCATGGCGGGGGTCTGGGGGCTCTCAAGGCGCATGGGTGGGGGCCAGGGCCGGTAGTCTGGCGCACTACAAGGGTGAGGCATTAGTACATATGTACCTAGAGTGCGCTGCATCCGCATCTATGGGCACCGTTGATACGAATTCGTATCGATATGGATTCGTATTTTCTCAAAAAATCTGTGCGATTCTCAATTAAATGTGCTTGTTGAGAATGTTACGGTTTGTTGCGACGGGTTGACCATGGCCCGGCGATGTGACCATGATGAGCGCAGTTCACAACCAAACCAATGAACACCCCAACATTCGCCCGCAACATTGCAGCCGCTGACCCTTTCATCGATTGGCTGGTGGCTTCTGCTCGCTTTGAAGATCTGCGCTGGCAGGATGATGAGTCCGGCATGTGGTTTCAACGTAAGCCCAGCGATGAGCTTTTCGATAGCGCTTCTGAGGCACTGGCTGAGGCCTGGGCTGACCTGAATTGGGCTGAACAGAAATACGTGATCGGCTCTGCTGCTGATCAGCTGGCTGAGATTGAAACCCTTAGCAAAGAAGCTGAGGCTCTGGTTCGTGATAGGATCTGAATCAACACGGGCAGTCATCTAAAAAGCTGCCCACAACAAACACAAACACACAAACCTAGTCACAATGACCGAACCTAAATTATTTGTCTGGGGCGTCCAAGGCTGGGACACAAAACAGGATCGTTATCAGGTCCTAGCTTATGTCAAGGAAACGAAAGCCGAAGCTTACGCTACTTGCGCTAAGTTGCATCCAACAATTGACATAATGTCAGTCTATCTTATTTGCGACTACTGATCACACAATCAACAACAACAACCACGCATCCAAACGAATGGCAAACCGGGTCAAGCATCGCGCCAACACGCGCAACATCACGGGCATTCTCAGTCTCGCTACTGAGGCCGACATCTTCGAAGGCAAGGAGTGGTACGACAGGGCCCACCGCTTCGGCATTAAGCTGATCGCAGCCTATGACATTACAATGGGTCAGGCTATCGGCGTGATCGCAGCACTATCACCCAACAACAAATGGGAAAGGAACTGCGCGGATGCCGATAGGTTAATCGAAGCGTATCTTAGTGGCCATGATCTCAGCCTGACTAAGGTTTGCACTTATAACAGCAACAAAGACAAGGCTATCAGGATTTTAGAATTGGACACAGAATCATTAGACAATGAGGCTATCGTGTCAATCCTGAATGGTCGTAAAGTAACGGCATTCTATCGGTCAATCATGGGCGATCCTAACGCGGTCTGTGTTGATGGTCACGCTTATTCAGTGTTCATCGGCCAACGGATACCAACAACAAAGACACCAGCGATTAGCGCGTCCCTGTATGAAACAATCCAGCGGGCCTATTGCTTAGTGGCTGATCGATCCTATGACATTTGCGGCCACAAACTAACACCGACCCAGGTTCAGGCTGTTACTTGGGTTACCTATCGGAGGATGCTTAAAGATGCATGATCTAGACTACGCTGCTGATCAATTGTTCTATTATCTCTTTGAGGTTCCCGACAATGAGACAGACAACACTGAGCCCAATGATGAACCGCTCTGGCTGCCATGGGAGAATTGATGCTGAGACCTTAGCTATTGAATGGATGAGCGCACCTAACACCGTGCCTACACTGGCAGAGCGTAAGACCTTCAGGTTGTGGTTACTTGATCAATTCTCGCGGATGCGGGCTGAGCGAATCGAACCCTTATTTGTGACGCGAGAGGTTAGCATTGATGAGGCAATGATGGCGCTTAATAGAGTTGTCTTGCCTGGTGAGGTTAGGTGGCTTCCAATTAGTCGTCTCAATAATGAGCCTAACCCTGACCTTATGTCAACACAACAGAACCTTATGTTCAGAGCGGTTCATGATTGGATCCACCATAAGATAGGGGCGGATGCCACCTTTGAGGGTGAATTATCAGTAACCCTTGCTCACATCGAATCAGCACCGCCTGAGATACACTGGCTGTTGTGGTCAGAGGTAGCATGTCAGGCAGCAGTTACAATCAGCACCGGTAGTTTCCCAGCACAGAAATTAGCTAAGCTTACTATGTGATGACGGTTCCTGATAATTATCACCGGCAACATAGACCGGGGTTCCTTAATCGGGCCCCGGTTTTTTTATTTGCCCAATGAGTAGTACAACCGTACCATTCTCACAAGCCGCACCGAACCTTATCACGACTGGGCAGACCCATAAGCAATGACTATCAGTTGTGGCCTTGTTTGGGGTTGCACTATGGGGGTGGGGTCTGTATATTATGTTCAAGAGAGGCGAGGGACGCACCTAAGCCCAAGCCACTCTCCATCACTTATGAACTACTCACCTGCTACTGTCTACCCAGATGTTGACGCAGCCGCTTATGTGTGGCCACCACGAAACAATGTCGATGAGAATACCGACTCGTGGCTCAAGCGTATGATGATCGACTACTGCAACAAAACCATTGACTGCCTCAACGATGAAACCCTCTCAGCTTCCTACAAAGTCGGCTACTCCAAAGCCTACATCAAAGGACTCAAAAGGCTCATCGAACTATCGTAAATCAAAGGATAGTCGTCCGTATCGTTTGCCCTTTATCATTGTTGGTTAGCATCAATGGTCCCATCCACCGCAACAACCTATCAGATCTACCTTGGTAGAGTCATTCCAACACCACAGCTTGGGCATGAAGAAACGAGACGAGTTACTGACAAGCTCTTTAACAAGTTTGTCAAGCAGAACATTGTTCCTCGGTTCAAATCGTTTTCGATTACTCAAAGCATTGGCTATTGGAATGGTGATCCTGAGGATATTAGTATCGTGACGGTTACGAGTGAGCAGTACTTTGATGCTATTGATGTTCATAAGATAGCAAAGGAGTACTGCGAACAGTTCGATCAGGAGGCAGTCTTTATCAACTCACTGTCCAGCTTTCCTAGCCTTATTCTCCATGACTAGAAAGATGCCAGCAACAAAGGAAAGACCACGAGGTGATAACCACCCACCTGAGATTGGTCGCATCATTGAAAAGATTAAAAGACGGGGCAGCAACAGCCTCACACCAACTGAAAGGATGATGGTGGTAGAGATCTTCCGAGCAGCAGCAATGACTGGTCAGAAGCACTTACTTGCGATTAAGGAGGACATTCAACGAGCACACCTTTCTTATTGTTGGAGGTTGACACAATGACCCACCCCATCACCGTGCCACTGGAACTTGTTGAAAAGTGGGGGCACGACGCCAATCTTTCAGGCGTGCCATACAACGATGAACACTGGGCTTATGAACAGCACATCGCCACCCGCGCCGCCCAATGGGGCGCAGACCAAGAGTTACTAGCTTGTGGAAATTACCTTAAGCAGTGCGCTGCGTGGGAGGAAGAAGATGTAATTGAGTTTTATAATTATCGCCGTCCCGAGCCCAAGCCGTACAGCCTGAAAGAGCAGGCGCTCAGTGATCTCACTCACGCCTACAACGCAGACAAAATAGACGACACGACGTTTGAAAACCTCCGCCGCGCCCTGGAGCAACTTCCCGATAACGAGTAGTCATTCCCACTAACCACTTATGACTCAACTATCCCCACAAGCGCAGGCAGTGTTGGATGCTGTCTGCGAAAACACTGAGCCTGACTGCGACACACAGCACTTAATCGCTGCCGCCCAATGGGGCGCCGACCAGGAGCTGGAGGCGTGCTGCGAGTGGCTTCGCACTAAATCCAAAACCGCGCTATGGCAAACAGAAGCCCTCCGCGCCGCCCGCCGCCCTAAGCCGCCGAGCTTGAAGGAGCAGGCGCTTGCTGACTTTGACTGGATGGTTGGCCGCACTTTAGGGAGGCCAGAGTTTGATGAAAGGTCGGAACGAATTCGCCGCGCACTGGAGGCTTTACCTGAATGACCCTCCGAGCATGGTCCTACCACTATCCAGACGGAACAAAGGGTTGTGTCCTTGCTTTCACTAAATCTCATGCCATTCAAAGCATAACGGAACTCAATCCGTCACAGAACATTCTCACCTTGAACTTGTTCCTTGAACCCGAATGGACTTCCAATCCGCTCTGCGACTCACAAGCCGCCAACACCTCCCCAACCCGGAGGAATTAGCCGATCACCTAAAGGATGTCTTGACGTGGAGACAGCTGCGGCAGCTGGCAAAGCGTAACAACATCCATCAATACAGCTATCTGAATAAAAAGGGGCTTGCTATTATGCTGGCCTATCAAGCGTTCAACCGAGCATCACGACACCCACAGATAAATGGCCTACTCAGTCCCCAATCAACAGTTGTATGAAGAAACGATTCACAGCCTGATGCACCTGGCTTTGGATCAGCTCATTGACATTGGTGCTAAACTCAATCTTCACTCGGATGTTCTATCGACCCATGAGGTTGATGAGGATGGCAACATGGAAGAGCTTCCTGATGTTCATCCAGAACGTCTTCTTCATGCTCAACTGGGCATTGAGGGGGCAGAGGAGGAGATCAACACAACACAGGAGCTGATCAAGAACCTTTCCCACATCCTGATCACCCGACGGATGCGGCAACTGATCTTGGAGACACACAACCACAACTGATACATGGCCACACCTGAACAACTCGATCGTCAGTTTCATCGAGAACTGGAGGCACGCAGGGAAGCCATCAAGAGGCTCCGGGAACGCACACGAGTAGCTGAAGAGCGGTCCTATGCCAGCTCTACGGTTTATGGCTCTGCGTTCATCAACAGCGGCCTCCAAAAGATCACAGAGAACATTGAAACCAAACTCAGCCACATCACCCGTGGTTGGGCTTCGGACAAGGCAGCAGCAGCCATGGTGATCAAGGACTGCGATCCGTGTGTCCTTGCTTTGATCACGGCAAAGGCTGTGCTTGATGTGCTTGGCAATCGCAAGGTAGAGAAGCCAACCTACACTGCGGTTACTCATCGCATTGGAACATTGATCTATGATCAGCTTCTGTTGGATGACTTCCATGCCAAGCACAAGGACCTCTTTGAACAGGCAAAGAAACGCATCCACCACAACAAGGGCTATTCGTATCGGGTCCAACACTATCGGGCCACGATGCGGAAGAACAACTTCCAAGCTCCACGATGGTCATCTGCTGTCAAGGTGCTTGTTGGTGGATGGCTGATGGATCGTCTCTGTGAGGCAACTGGGTGGATTGGTGTCAGCTGCCACCGTACGTCCGCCAAGAAGACCCTGAACGTCCTGGTGTACCAGCCAGAGTTTCTAAGGGCCAAGGAGGCGCTTATGGAGCAGGCTGAGGCCTTTTCGGCCTGTATGTGGCCCATGCTGTGTGAGCCAAACGACTGGTCAGGGGACACCAACGCCAGCTCCGGTGGGTACCTCACCAACGAGCTGAGACGCCTCACGACCCTGATCCGAGGGACCCGCTTCAAGAAAAGGCACTTGCCCCTATACGGAAGCAGGGCACTCGCCATGCTGAACCGTCTCCAGAAGGTCCCCTACCGGATCAACAGCCGCGTCCTTGACGTAGCCAACTTCTGTATGGAACGCCGCATTACTGTGGGTAAGTTCCGAGCTGAGGAGCCATCACCTCCACCGCCAAAGCCAGACCCCTGGGAATCAGCCTCCGAAGAGGAGCAGCTGTACTATCGAAGAACTCGAACAGAGATCGAAGATAGAAACTCGGGACTGGCACAGAAGAACTACAGAACCACAGAGGCAGTCTTTGTGGCGAACAAATACAAGGACGATGTCTTCTGGATTCCCTGGTCATTTGACTTTCGGGGCCGTTGCTATCCAATTCCCACAAGCCTCAGCCCTCAGGGAACTGACTTCGACAAGAGCCTCATCTATTTCAATGAGGAGGGTCCTGTTAATGAGTGGTGGTTAGCCTTTCAGGTTGCTACTACCTATGGACTGGACAAAGCAACGATGGATGATCGAATCCAATGGACTCGGTCTAACCATGAGTTAATCAGCAGAATCGCTGAGGATCCAGAGGGAACAATTCCTGAGTGGTCAAAGGTTGAGGAGCCCTGGTGCTTCTTGGCTGCTACCATTGAGTATCATCAATGTGTAATCACAAAGGAGAAACAGACATCTGGTCTTCCTGTGTCTGTTGATGCCACCTGCTCTGGTCTTCAACATCTATCGGCTCTTGCACTTGATAAGACTGCTGCTCAGATGGTCAATGTGGTTCCCACAAATAAACCGTCTGATGGATATGCCATCGTTGCTGAGAAGGCCAAGGATGTACTTCCAGAACATCTCCACCACCTGATGAACCGTAAGGTGACCAAGCGAACCGTCATGACCACACCGTATGGGGTCACTGAGGGCAGCGCACGGGACTACATCAGGCAGGAACTCAAGGGGGTGGAGCTGGAGAAGGGAGAGTTACAGGCAATCGTCAAGGCCGTCTACCGGTACGCAGTGAGGCAAGTCTTTGCTGGTCCGTGTGCGTCCATGACATTCATTCAACGGGTTGCTGGACAGAAGATCAAAGAGGGCAATGCCACCATTGAGTGGACCACACCTTCTGGATTTCATGTCATTCAGGAATACCGAAAGATTGAACTTAAGCCTGTTCAGACACGTCTCCTTGGTCAACGGATGCAGACCTGGCTTAACAAGGAATGGGAGGACAGACAGGTCGATCTTAATAGATCACGAACTGCTGCCAGCCCAAACCTGATTCATAGCCTGGATGCTGCTCTACTTCATCTGGTCTTTGCTGATTGGATCAAACCATTCACGGTCATCCATGATTGTGTGCTTGGTAGGTCCTGCGACATGGATCAGATGGCCTTTGCAATACGGGACAAGTTCGTTGAGATCTATTCCCAGCCGATCCTTAAACAGTGGTCGGAATCTCTTGGGGTAGAGTTTGATGAGTCCGTGATGCAAAACACATTGGACATCAATGATGTTCAATCCTCTGCTTACTTCTTTTGTTAAACATGACCGCGCCCACACCTGCTCAAGAGATCATTGATCTGGCAATTGATCTGACTGGGTTCAATCCCCATGTTGTTTCTTTTCTCTACGATGAGTTTGAAGAGAACAAGTCTTGCCCTGGTCAAACCTTCTTCGAGTATCTTGGCGAATTTCTTGGTGATGCTGCCTTTGTGATTGCGGCATCGAAGGGCTTCAGCATTGATGGTTGCCTGGCTGCCTATGAGGTTGGCTACGACATCGTCAACGAAGGCTTTGCCACCGAGGATCTGGAGAGCATCATCGACAGCATTGAGATTGCTGGTCTTCCCTTAACGGAAGATGAAGACTGATCATCCACATCCATCAACAAACCACCGCTACCTACTTATGTCCGAAGGACGTTTCATCATCACCACCACGCTGGAAGGCTACATCAACGCCCTCAAGCCCTCGGGTAAGTTTAACAACTGCTCGATCAGCTTTCGCATTCCTCAGGACCAGCTCGGAACGTTTGACGCAGCCTATGACAAGGCCATTGCCGTGGCCAAGAACAAGATGTCAGGCAAGCGTCACACCGAAGAGCTTCCTAAGTGGGACGACGAGGGTCTTGTCAAATACTCCTATGGTGGAGATGCTTCTGCCCCTATGTTCCCGTGGGTGGATACTGATGGCGTGCCGATTGATCTTGACACTCAGATCTGGAAAGGCACAGTTGTCAAACTGATCATTGATCTTCGTCCTTATGTTTATGCCACTAAGGTTGGCTGTTCCCTCAAGGTACGAGGGGCTCAAATTCTCAAGCTGGTTAGCTCTGGAGGTTCTGACAGCGGCGGGCTGGATGAAACTGAAGTGGCAGCTCTCTTTGGCAAAGCGGATGGATTCAAGGCTGATAGCCCTTCTTTTGAACCCACCGAAGACCCAGGCCCAGGTCCTGCTAACTACGAAGACGACGATCTTCCGTTCTGATGCCAAAGTACCGGAGCCGACTTGAAGAGAAGCTGGCCCGGTGGTTCGAACTCAATGGGCAACCGTTTGAGTATGAGACACTGCGTCTTAACTACACCGTTTCAGCTGTATACACACCAGACTTTATCTTGCCCAACGGGGTCATCCTGGAAGCCAAAGGCTACTTCAAGCCTGAGGATCGAAGGAAGATGCTTGCCGTCAAAAAGCAGCACCCAGAGCGAGACATACGTCTGGTGTTTCAAGCACCTTACAATACGCTCACGAAGGACAGCAAGACCACCTACGCTATGTGGGCGGAGAAGCATGGCTTTCTGTGGGCACCCTCTCATGACATTCCCCTCGAATGGTTCGACAGCATGACTCCGAATCAGAGTTCGTGAGGCATGAGCCCTGTCCAGTCTGTGGGAGTAGCGATGCAAATGGTATCTACACTGATGGCCATTCGTATTGCTTCTCCTGCGGTCACTGGGACCCTGGCTCTGACTCCGACATCACCACTGTTCACAAGCCACATCGTCGCATCATGGAACTCACCGGGGACGTTGTTCCCCTTCGGACCAGAAACATCCTTGAAGAAACCTGCCGCAAATTTAACGTTCGCCTTGATCGGGATTCGAAGGTTATTCAGTTTCCCTACTACTCACAATCTGGACAGCTCATCGCGTATAAAGCTCGTGATGTTGAGAAGGATTTTCGGTGGGTAGGAAAGAACGAAGACCACACGCTCTTCGGTCAACAGCTATGGGGTCAAGGCAAGTCCATCGTCATTACCGAGGGTGAGTTTGACTGCCTCAGTGTGTTTCAGGTTCGCAACAGCTGGCCCGTCGTCTCCGTCCCAAATGGAGCCCAAGGCGCTAAGCGTGCCCTCCAGCACCAGCTGAAGTGGCTTCTGGGGTTTGAGGAGATCATCCTCCTGTTTGACAATGATGACGCTGGAATCCAAGCAGCACAAGACTGTGCGAGTCTCTTTCCACACGATCGGCTATTCATTGCCAGAACCAGCCCCTACAAGGATGCCAACGAAGCGCTGATTGCCAAGGACAACGACGCAATCAGACAGGCGCTGTGGAACAAGAAACCATTCTCACCAAAGACCGTCATTGATGGGCGTGAACTTTTCGATCTGGCCACTCGTCCCCTTCATGGTCGAGACGCTGACTGGCCTTTCTCTGCTCTCAACTCCATCACCGGAGGACTTCGTAGAGGCGAGCTGGTTACCGTTACCGCCGGATCGGGTGTTGGTAAATCCACATTTTGTGGAGAGGTAGCCCAGAAGTTGGTTGACCAGGACCAGAGTGTGGGCTATATTGCCCTTGAGGAGAGTCTTCAACGGACTGCTCTTCGCTTGATGTCCGTCAAGGCCAACCGTCCACTTCACCTCAACAATGAACTTCCAACAGATGATCTCAAGGCGGCATTCGAAGCCTCGCTCGGTACCGGTAGGGTTTATCTGCGAGATGGTTTTGGTTCTGTGGACCCTGATGCAATTCTTTCCGACTGTCGATTCATGGCACTCGCCAAAGAGGTTGGGTGGATCATCCTCGATCACCTCTCAATCTTGATGAGTGGCAATGAGTCGCATGATGAAAGAAAGCTGATTGATCTGACAATGACCAAGCTTCGTTCCTTTGTGGAGGAGACTGGCATTGGCATGATTCTGATCAGCCACCTCAAGCGACCACAAAATGACAAAGGCCACGAGGACGGGGCACAGGTTAGCCTCGGACACCTCCGTGGCAGTCATAGCATCGTGCAACTTTCTGACATGGTCATTGCTCTTGAACGTAACCTATCAGCAGGCGACAGTACTTCCAACATTCG